ATGACCTTTCTCTATAATGTCCATAATTCTACCCTTAATGTTTTGTTGGATAGTGGACATTGCTTCCATGACTGGTTGCTCAAGGTACTTAGCCTGTGTCGGAGGCTTATGGTAGTTGCCAATAATCTCATGGACATAAAGAGCGTAAGACGCGGCGGGACCACCATAGAAAATATCTACAAAATAACCTTGGTTTCCCATTTGTGGGGCGGATACTCCGCCTGAGCCACGAAGAACACCTGTATCAACTGGGACAAGAATCTGAGATTTAGCAAAAATAACATTAGCCTCTTCCCATATTGCTTGGGCTATTGCTCTAGGGGTATCTTCTTTACCAGCCTTAAGAGCATTAACTAATTCTTTATCACCCTCTAAATCAAGTGTGAAAGACGCCTTTGCCATGATTACCGCCCAAATCTGATGACGGTGTGATGCGCTCCGTTTTCGTCTGCGAGATTATCTACTGCGTTTATCGTAAAGGTGTCCGCCCCGACGACCATTCTATGATTCACCGTGATTGAGGTCGCGGGACCATTAGTAATGAATCGTCCAATATCAACAACTTCGATACCTTGAACATCTTTAGATTTTGTAGTGTCATAAATTAAACGACCAGTAACGGTTACATTTGTATTAGAGGCACCAAAAGTAGTTTTATTATATTTATCAACTGAGGCTTTTGGTGTAAAAACAACAGAGTCCGTCATGAACTCCGCTACTTTGGTATAGATAGCATCCATTGGCTACCCCTATTCAACTATACGATGGTCGTAGACATTGTTAGGGTTATCGTGAATACCAGCATAGAAGTCAGTATTAAAGTCATCAACAATTCTGTCATTTGTAGACTTCAGACCTTGAGCGTTTGCGAATGGTCGAGGTGGTGATTTACGCATTTGTCTACGCAATAGACTTTCAGCCAACTCTTTGTAGTGCTGAATCTTTGACGAATAAGATTCTGAAACAGAGATGTCTCCGACGCTCTTAGAACTGCTATCGGCTAGACGACTAAAACGAGCAATAAGGATTTCGGCACATTCACGCGCCGCGCTATAAGCGTCTCCGCTCCATTCAGTAATTACATAATTTAATTCTTCATCACTAAAAAGCGCATCTGTTGAAGTCGTATCGCTGATAAGAAAACGCACATAGTTACGAGTAGATGTGCTTGGGTCGCCCGAGTAGGTAAATGTCATTACATCCCACCTAGCATTAGAACAGATGTTCGAACAAAGTTCTCGTTTGCTAGTTTATCTGTTTCGTTAGGGAGGGTGACTGTCACATCTGAAGTTGGTTCTCCAGCCGATAGAGTCAATTCGAAAGCATCTGCCGTTGTTCCTTCAAAGACAATGCTTTGAGAGAAAGCCAATTCAAGTCCTGTTTGCTGACCAGTAAAAGTAGCATTATTGATTGTTGCGCTATTGATAGCGGGTGAAGTCAGAGTCTTATTAGTTAAAGTATCTGTTGTATCGCGTCCAACTAAAGTTGTTGTTGCGTTAGGCAAAGTTACAACTCGGTCAGCCGTTGGGTCAGTTACGGTGAGGGTAGTTTCAAAACCATCATTCGTAGTGCCTTCAAAAATAATGTTAGCGCCAGCACCAAGTTCTACTGTTGAAGTAAAGGATGGTGCAGATTTAAGAATATAATCATCTAATTCATTATCAACATCGGTAGCAAGATTTTGAATATCGGTATGAACGGCAGGATTATCACCCGCGGTTGGGTAACGCAAACCTTTTGTTGTTGTACCTGCCATTTTATGCTCCTGTCAATAAAAAATTAAATTACTAGAACTGCCGCTTCTTCTTCAGTAAGAGGTTCACCAGCAACTAATTTTGCTTTAGCAGAAACCTTGAGAGCCTCTTTTGCTTCAGCCTCGGCTTCACGAATTGCCTGTGCTTCAGCCGCCGCCGCCGCGTCTTGGTCGCGCTGAGCAATCTCAGCAGGTGTTAAATCAATGTATTGAGATGTGCCAGCGGTTACATCTATTACAAGTTTCTTAGGTACATCACTCATTTACTGTTGCCTTCCAATCGGTAGTTTCTTCATCCCAGTCGTACATGATACCGTCAGTTGGATAAGCGACTGGGGCTTCCCATTGACAAGTTTCTTCATTGAGAATCCAAGAAGGGAATGGCTGTGGTGCAATAAACGCATCGCGCCCTTCATCGTAAGACATCCCAATTCCCGCATAATTCTTGCGGATGTTCCCGTTGTAACTTGTCTTGACCCAAGTACCGCCAAGTGAATTCATAAAGGCTTCGCCTTCATCTGCCTCGCTGTTATTTCCAACGAGTACACGGAGAACAATGTTGTTCTCATCTATTTCTGCCCAATGTGACATATTTTTTCTCCTTTATACCATTGCGTATCTAATAATAACAAGACCTGAACCACCGCGACCAGCGGCGTTGTTATCGTTTCTTCCGCCACCGCCACCTGAACCAGTATTAACAGTTCCAGCAGTAGCCGCAGAATTACCACCACCAGCACCTCCACCACCAGCACCGCCGCTTCCTGGGCTTCCGTTAGAATTGTTACATCCACCACCACCGCCACCTGCTACTAAATTGCCTTCACCTGAATTAGTTGCAGAGAGCCAAGTAGATATGTTAATGGAGTTGTATGTGGCACTTCCTGCGCCACCGATACCTGAGTTTGATGTTGTTGCATTTGCACCAACGGCACCAGCACCACCGCCACCACCAGTAAATGCCATAGGTCCGCCGCCATAAGCACCGTTACCGCCATTGTTACCTTGTGACGGAGATGTTGAAGGTGTATTTCCAGTACCGCCTGTTTGACCGCCTGTGACATGAGGACCGCCACCGCCAGAACCGCCTGAACCAGCGCTACTTCCAGCATCTCCTGAACCACCATAACCGCCACCTGTTGCTACAAAAGAGTTAATAGATGAATCAGTACCATTACCAATAAAAGTTGCAGTTGCACCAGCACCACCAGCACCAATTAAAACAGGATATGCAGTTGCGAGTAATGCGTTAGATGTGCTTGCTCTAAATCCACCCGCACCGCCGCCGCCGCCAATTTTGAATCCACCTGAGCCACCACCAGCAACTACCGCATAATCACAAGTAAGCGCCTTAAACGGAGTAAATGTTCCAGATGACCAAAACGCGTGATACCAGTAAGTACCATCATTCGCAACGATGTTTCCACCTGATGCGAATGGAGCGGTTACTGGAGTTGTTCCAGTTGCGGCTACTGCGTAGAGCGAAAAGGTTGAACCTGCGACAAAGTTTCCAGTTGGAGCAAGTTCGATACTTGTGATTGGAGCGGTACTAGACCAAAGACCAGCAGTAAATTGAGAATAACTTAAACTTGCATTGTTTTCACCAGTATTATCAATAGATACTGATTTGTAATCAGTAGACCTGTAATTAGGAATATACGCTTCTGCATTTGAAAATGTGTTTGATGTCGCAGATGCACCTACTCCGCTAGAAAAATAAATATGTGAGTTAGTAAATGAAACTGCTGTTGAACCAGTTCCTTCAATAGACCTTGAAGAAAGATTTGTAGTTAATCCATTGAATCTCAAATGTGTGATTTCATAAACTTGAGCGGTAGTTCCTCGGAATGAACCAACAACTTTCAAATCGGTATAACCAGTTGAAGGCAGGTTATCAAAAGTTACAGACGCGGTTGTTGAAGATAACTCAATAGTTTCTAAGAGAACATAATTTTCTGCCATTTGTTTATCCCCTTATGCCTTTGTGTATCTAACTATAACCACGCCTGAACCGCCTTTGCCGCCATCGTTGTTGCCACCCCAACCAGCACCACCGCCTGAACCTGTATTTTCTCTACCAGCAGTAGGGCTAATTGCTCCACCCGAAATATAACCACCATTACCGCCACCACCAAGACCACCAGCGGGAACAACAGCAGAACTTGATGAACCACCACCGCCACCTGCTATGTAATAAGTACCCGCAGAAAATTCGCCAATTCCAGTTGCTAGACCCCAAGATGAATAAGTAGAAGTTCCATCTCCACCAAATCCGTTTCCATCTGTATTACCTGCTTCGCCTGAACCACCGCCGCCGCCGCCATAAGTGCTTGTGCCACCACCCGCACCACCATTAAATCCTTGCGAGCCTGTTCCACCCGCTCCAGGACCAATCGCTGTTCCGCCACCACCTGAACCACCAGCGCCACCTGCGCGTGAAACATTGCCGTTGTCTCCACCACCAAGACCACCACCATTAGCGGTTATTGTCGAAAATCCACTACCTGCAAATGAGGAGTTAGAGCCAGCACTTCCATCTCTTGTTCCTGAATCAACCGCTTTTGCCGCTCCAGCACCAACCGTACAAGTATATGAAGTTCCGCTGACTAAAGAAGCACTAGATGAGAAAACAAGACCACCAGCGCCTCCACCGCCAGCATATTGAAGTCCACCTGAACCACCACCAGCGATTGTAAGAATGTCTGCTGTTAAGGCTTGGCTAGGAACAAATACTCCCGTTGCACCAAAGGCGTGATAGTAATAAGTAGAGTCAGAATAAATTGCTCCACCAGTTGCTTTAGGTGCAGGGGTTACACCTTCTGCGCGGATTCCATAAAGCGAGAAAGTCGAGCCAGCAACAATATAACCTGCTCCTGCTTCAGCAGTAATGGTAATAGTGCTAATTGCGGCATTTGAACGCCATAGATGTGTGTTTGCACTAACAATAGATACGGAATTATTAAAACGACTTAAACCTGTTTTATAGATATTTGTATTACTATAATTCATAATGTCAATAGCCCAAGGTTGAAAATTTCCAGTTGTTCCAACTCCAGGACCAGGAACGGGATACCAACCAAAGTTGCTAGTATGACGATTAGATACAGCACTTGTTCCATTGCCAGCAACAGATGTTGTTGAATAATTTGTTGTACCTGTGCCAGTATCAGCATTAAATTGAATATACAACTGATTAGTGTTGTTTTGATTTTGTGAATGAATTACTAATCTTAAATCTGTATAAGAACTACTAATACCTGACAGCACTACCGAGGTTGTAGAAGTTCCTACAACCGTAGCCTTATCTAAAGCAACATAAGTATTAGTAGCCATTATTCAACTCCATACAATGCTATCTGACTGTATTGACCAAAATTTCCACCGCTAAAATAAGAAAAAGTAAGAGAACTGATTGCAGAAGTATTTAACCATAATTCCGAAATTCCCCAAACAATTCCACTTCCATTTGAGTCCCAACCAGACAAACTTCTAACTGTTTTGTATTTAGAAACATTGGCATAATCCAAAACATCTATAACACCAGCGGCATAAAATGTATTTGTATTATTATTATCTACACCAGAGCCAGCGATTGCAAGAGAATAATTATCAGAAGCCGCAGAAGTACCATTTCCGTACAAACGGTGAGTTTTGTAATTTGAAGTATTTGAGTCTGCATTAAATTGCATGTTTAATGGGTTATCTGCTGTACCTGAATTTGTGCTTTTAATAATGTATCTAATTTGTAAATGTTTATAGCCAGTTGGAATACCTGCGAATGTGATACCTGAGACCGCAGTTGAGCCAACAGTTGAATTAGCCAACGCATCATAAGCACCGAATGGACCAGCGTAAGGAATTGTTGTTACAGCACCAAATCCAGCACCATACGCCGCAGAAGCGCGACCAGCAATAATTGGCATAAGCCTTCTCCTTTACGCGAACTTAGTTTGTGAGGCTAGTACCGTAAAGGTAGCGCTTCCTGTCTTAATAATGGTGTAGACATACGAATCAATCGAGGATGCGTTTCCTGCGCTAAATGCTGTTCCTGTAATGTACTTAGGGGTGACTGAGGTACCGTCAATCGTAAAAGCGTTTGAATAGTATGCAGTCGAACCCTGTGTAGCCAAGAAAACGATAGTGATTGAATCACCTGTTGTCAGTATGGAGTTAAGAGTATTTGACCCATCTCCGCGCACATTGAGAGTCCAGTTACCTGAAGCGTTTGTTGTGTAGTAAAGAACACCTTGAGTAAGTGCATCAAAGTTTACTGTTCCAGTAGCCGCTGTTGCAGATACAGTCAATCTTTCTTCAGGAGACTTCAAAACTGGAGTAGTAAGAACTGGGCTTGTTCCAAGGACTAGAGCGCCTGAGCCTGTTTCATCGGAAATAACTCCAGCAAGTTCGGCAGATGTTGTTGCCGCAAAAGCAGACAACTTAGATGAAGAAGTGATTGTTATATCTGAAGTTAGAGCAACTGTACCTGTTGAATCAGGGAAAGTGATTGTGCGGTCAGCCGTTGGGTCGGTAATAGCCAAAGTTGTTTCAAAATCATTGGCTGTGGCACCTTCAAAAACAACTGAGCCATCATTGAATACCGCTCCAGTAATCGTCGGAGAAGTAATTGTTGGGCTAGTCAAAGTTGTAATTGCTGATAAGTTGCCAGTAGTTACTACCGTTCCAGTTACATCAGGAAGAGTAATTGTTCTATCGGCTGTTGGGTCTGTTACCGCTAAAGTAGTTTCAAAATCGTTAGCGGTAGTGCCTTCAAATACTACTGAACCATCATTAAATACTGCACCAGTAATTGTTGGGCTAGTGAGAGTTGCACTTGTAACTGTTGTGATGGCTGTCAAGTTTCCAGTTGTTACAACTGTACCTGTTACATCAGGAAGGGTAATAGTGCGGTCAGCCGTTGGGTCTCCGCCTGAAAGAGTCATTTCAAAAGCGTTGTCAGTTGTTCCTTCAAGAACAATGTTGTTACCAAATTTAATTTCAAGACCAGCCTGAGCGCCTGTAAAAGTCGCGTTATTGATTACTGGTGCTTCAAGAGTTTTATTACTAAGGGTGGCTACCGCATCTGCGGTTACGCCAGCGCCTCCATTAGTGGTAATTGCCATATTATGCTATCTCGCTTCCGAACGCGTTGAATGACATAGTTGATGCTGATGCGTAAATAGTTACAACATCTGAAGCATCAATGGTAAGACCTAAAGTGTAAGCCGCTGTTGTGTTGGCTTGAATAGTAGCGTCGTAAACTACATAGTGTTCAGGAGCGAGTGTTGCTCCATTTGGACGCACAGCAACTCTGTATGTTCCTGAACTTGCCGCTTGGTTACAAATTGTGATGGTAGAGATAACCGTTTGTGTTGAGGCAGGGCAGGTATACAGAGTTGTAGCAGTCGTGGCTGAGGGATTGGATTGACCCAATACCTTGTAAGTTGTTGCCATA